CCAACCGCCTCGGAGCCCACGTCAATAAAGGCTCTAAGTCCATGCCTGTCGTCTATTGGGATTATTCAATCACCACTCCTTCTGGCCAACGTATCACCTACGATGCCTACCGTAAGCTGATGAAGAGTGAGCAGAAACAGTGTAAGGTGTTCCCGTTCCTGAAGAGCTACAACGTCTTCAACGTGGCACAGACCAACATAGAAGAGAAACATCCGGATAAGGTCAATGCTCTTAAAGATGGCTTCTGCGTTGAGATTGCCAAGGATTCACAGGGCATGTATTCCAATGCGGCACTGGATGAGATGATTGCCAAGCAGACATGGGTATGCCCAATTGAAGCCACAAAGGCGGCCGACGGTGCTTACTATTCACCCACTCGTGATGTAGTGATAGTACCCAAGAAGGAGCAGTTTAAGCTCGGCACCACTCCTGAAGAGATATACAAAGACGGACAGGAGTTCTACTCCTCGATGCTCCACGAGATGATACACTCCACCGGCACGCCCGATCGCCTTAATCGCGAGAAAGGCAAGAGGTTTGGCGATACGCTCTATGCCAAAGAGGAACTGGTCGCAGAGCTTGGTGCCGCCAGACTTGGGCAGGTCCTCGGGTTCGATAAGCGCATCCTCAATAACAACGCTGCTTACTGTAAAGGATGGATCAATGCCCTGCGTGAGAAGCCTCAGTTCGTACTGTCTCTCATGAGTGATGTGGAGAAGGCAAGCAAGATGATACTGGCGAAACTCGGCTGATGCCAGGTACGGCAGATGAATTCCTCGGGGCCAATCGCTCCGAGGTCTTGCCTTGTGTCCGCGAAGGCATGCCCCCATTGACACAGTATGTACTTAGCTTTCGATACGTGGACCGCGTGGCTGGTACACTCCTCGACGCATCGAACATACCTTGGCACTGGGGAGAGAGGACAGGACCGTGGCGGCACATGCCATGCACTGGGCATCGCTGTCCTTGCAGGGCGATGTCGTTTGTGGCCAGTGCCGCTTCTTGTGTTCATTTGTCACGCAGGCTAACCCACCACCATACAGTGTGCCGGTGGCAGGCCAATGGCACACCGTATGGCGGTGGAGATAGGTTAGGACATTCATTGGTAGCGCTGAACCGATGATGCTCATCCGTCCGGCGCATACCGCGGATGGCAATTGCCATACCTCTTGCAGCGACAAAAGAGTTAATTGCCGAAGTTGCAGAGTTGAAAGGTCTTTACATATTCCGCTATATCAAATGGAGGCAATTGCCAAAGTGGCTTAGGGCGGTGGGGGCTGCTAAGGCAGGCAGCGGCGGCAGAGCCGCCACGCAAACCGCCAAATCGTTGATATTGGGCGGTTTGCGTTTTTTAGGAGTGGAAAACTCGCGCAAAATCACCCAAATTGCCGTCTTGAAACGGTAACTTGGGACCCCTTTTGCGCGAAAAACGCCCACTTGCCAAGGATTTGCCATTGTTTTAGTGGGCAGAGCGGTCAAATCCTACATTCCGCCCAGGGACCGGATTTGCAGGATTTGGGGATGTTTTATTTCTTTACAAGGAATGGATGACAACGGGGACTCTTGAACCAACCTATGCCGTGTATTTTCCACAACACATGATATAGACTATCTTTGCGAAAAAGAACGAATATGGCAGATACACTCACACCGACACAAGCATTGCAGCAGCTGCGTACCCTGTACGAGGGTATACGCGACGAACGCCATACGTCCGCCAACACTGCCACGCGGATAGGCGACGCCTTGCTCGCCCTGCTGTCGTACCTCGCCGGGGCGCCCTACCTGCGCAAGGATACGGACGACACGGCTGAGGGCATCATAGATTTTCTGAAGGGTATCAAGATAGGCGGGAGGCCTCTCAGCGAGCTGTTCCTGAGCAAGGAGCATGACGACACGGCAGAGGGTGTGATAGACTTTCTGCAGGGTATCAAGGTAGGCGGGAGGCCTCTGAGCGAGCTGTTTCTGAGCAAGGAGCATGACGACACGGCTGAGGGTAACATCGGCTTCGTTAAGGACGTGAAGATAAACGGGCAGCTCACTGGCGATAACATTCGGAGCTCTGCCTTCAACAGCGGTATGCAGGACGGCGTGGGCTTCAGGATGATGTATGATGGCAAGGAGAGCTGGCTGGAGATAGATAAACTTACCGTCCGCATGAGGGCCATATTCCAAGCGCTGAATGTTAGAAAGGCGGAGTTTTCGGCAGGCAACCTCAATCTTACCGGGGCCGGAGCACGCATCGTGGCCGTGGCCGATGTTGACGAAGATGGCAAGCTGTATAATGGTTATCCCGCCCGGTTCTTCAACATAGCTGGTACGTGGATAACTGACAACCAGCTGGCCCTCTACGTGACGGACAAGACGGCAACGAGCAACGCAACCATCAAGGCAAGACGGTGCTATTTTGAGGCTGATGACGGTGAGCGGAGAACTCACAATCTATTCCATACGGGAGACATGGTAATGTGCCAGACCTTTAATCTTGCGGAAGGCGTGTATCAAAATGTTAAGAATAAGTACTATTGGCGCACTTGCGTAAGGACTGGCGACGCCGTGAAAGTTGGCGATAAGGTGTACCATTATATTGACTTATACACAGACGACGAAGAGGGCAGTGTATATCTTGAATATAACGGCAAGACGTATGCTGAGCCACCCAGTGACCCTGACAACGCCAACGACCTTCCGGAGGCAGGCGATGAGGTGGTGCAGTTGGGCAACTTCTACGAGACGGACAGGCAGAACGCCCTCAGCCTGGTTGCCGTGGGGAGCGCTCCGAAGATTGCTCTATATACCAATATATGCGAGTACTATCCTCTGAGCTCTCGATGCGTGATGATTTTATGCCCGACGGGGAGTTATATCAACACTAATTTTTTGTATCTGACCACCGACAAATCCAAGACTTTTGCGGAGGTGCTCAAAGAGATGGAGGACGGCATTACTAATAACAAGAATGCGATAACTGACATTAACGTAACGGCAAATGGTGTATCCAGCCGTGTATCTTCTGTGGAAGAGGGGCTTGAGTCTGCCAACTCGAAGATACAGCAGAACGCTGACAGCATAGCTTCGACTGTGGAGCGAGTGACCAAGACCGAGCAAGGACTAGAGACGGCCAACTCGAAGATACAGCAGAACGCTGACAGCATAGCTTCGACTGTAGAGCGAGTGACCAAGACCGAGCAGGGACTAGAGACGGCCAACTCGAAGATACAGCAGATGCCCGATGAGATTACGGCAAGCGTAACGGAGAGCGTGAACGGAGAGCTGAAAAGAAGCGGATTGAGCATCACCCCCGATGGAATAGAGGCGGACGCGAAGAAGTTCACGTTCGTGAATTCCGAAAAGGGCACTCCTTACATCAAGATAGGTGTGGAAGCGGATACCGGCCTGCCTTATCTGATATTCTGTGACGCTAACGGCAAGCCTGCATACAATCTGGGCTTTACGGGGCTGTCGCAAATAGCGCAGAGCGCTCACAAGCGTGGATGGGGACGTGGCATGTACTATACGCAATGCTACGCTCCAGGAACAACGGTGAGCTTGTATGACATAGCACCCGGCCTTCCCCGGCCGCAAGATGCCTGGTGGAGATATGCCCCTGCATACATTACAGGGTCTGACGGTAAGCGCATATACGTTCCGTCGGGTGCCGAGGATGCCAAGGACAAGGTGTACGTATCTCCATCGGAGGACAGCGAGGGCCTGCCCGTTACAGAGATGCTTGCAGACGGATGGTATCTCTTCTACGTGAGCAGCGGCTATATCAGTGAGGATTACGGCGGCACGAAAGTACGCATACAGAGAGTGACCTACGGCGTGTTCCTGATGCAAGGCGGAAAGATGCTTAAGAACATCGGAGGCAAGGATACAAGCGGAAAAAGCCAAGGCATTGTGATTGACATGGGTGAAATTGTAACGAACGGCATTCAGGCTACCGTAACCGACGGTGTGGCAAGCGATATGGAGACAGCCGTGGCCATTGACAACGACGGCAGTACACTAACATTCAAGGAGGTTACGGTATGACAGACAATGAGATAGCTAAGGTTTCAGAGCAGGTATACGCCAAGATACAAAGTCAAAGTATAGATATTGAGCAGCTGAAAGAGGTAGATGACCTGACCGGAAGCACTATTCCGGTTGCCAAGGACGGCCGTCTTGGCAAGGCACGCTATGAGAGCCTCACGCTCGACAGGATAAGCGACAATGACATAGACGGTCTGTCGGCAGCCACGCCAGTCAGCGGCAAGCAGGCCACGGATATGGCGGTGGTGACTACGAATGACGGAGATATGGCGACAAAAAACACGTCGGAGCAGAGCGCTACGGCCGAAACTGTTATTAAGCGTGTGGCGGCTACGGTGTCAACGGCCGAGCCTGAGCCACAGAAGGCCACGGTAACGGACGCTTCGGCACCACGTTCTGCGTCCGTATCTACAATATAAGAAATATTAACATATAAATAAAGGAGTAATTATGAGTAACAAGTATCTTGACCTTAACGGTCTGAAGTATTATGACAACAAGCTCCGTACAGGAGCTACGAAGGTTGGTAAGGCTGCATTGGCCGACACGGCAACGAAGGCGAACGGCGTGAACTGGGGCAACGCGGGTGTTATACCCCTTGCGAACATCCCGCAGGGTGCGCTGGAGCGTGTTGTGGTTGTGGCTGACGACACGGCGAGGTTTAAGTTGACTACGGGTCAGGCTCAGCTTGGCGACACTATTAAGGTGACGTCTACGGGCAGGATGTACATCGTTGTTGACGAGAGCAAGATGAACAGTGCCGACGGCTATATGGAGTATTCGGCCGGCAAGGCAGCCACGGCAGATTCGGCTACTGAGGCGGGCCATGCTGCCAAGGCTGACCAGGTGCCATGGGACGGTGTGACGGGCAAGCCGACCACTTATGCGCCGAGCGCGCACACCCATCCATCGAGCAATGTGACGAATGTGGATGCTCTGCCCATTCAGAACGGCAACCGTGCTGCAACGGGTAAGAGCCTGAACCAGAACCTGAGTAACCTGAACAAGGGTCTTGATGACCTGAACAGCGGTAAGGCTGATAAGGCCACTACGCTTGCGGGGTATGGTATTACGGATGCTTATACGAAGGGCGAGGTGGACTTGATTGCCTATTGCAGTGGCGGCATGGAGACGTTCAAAGGCTTCACAAACGGCACAAGTTTGGAAGATGGTGTATACTATAAAGAAAAAAGTAAATACTTCGTATATTTTGAAGGTGGCCAACAAGTTGGAGATGCTGAAGGTTGGGATGGATGTACAAGATATAATACCACGGCATCCCCTCTTACGCATAGACCTCCTACGCCGTTATATAATAAGATTTTTATCAAAGAAGATGATGGTGTAGCGTATTATTTCAACGGCAGTGACTTGGTGAAGGTGGGCAAAGGACGCACGACTTTGGCTGATTACGGCATTACTGACGCTTATACCAAGGGCGAGGCGGACACGAAGCATACGGCGCTTCTGAACAGTATCAACACGAAGGCTACAAAGGCAACAACGCTGAACGGTTATGGCATTGGCGATGCTTATACGAAGACGGAGATAGACACGAAGTTGAGCGGTGTGCAGGCTTCGATGGTTGCTATTACGAATGCGGAGATAGACACGATTTGCAATAGTTAGTGTGTTGGTTGCGGACGCACGAACGAGGATGTGGTTAGGGTGTTATTCGGTTACGGACGCTCGAACGAGCGTCCCTACAGATTGGTGAGGGGGCTGGTGAGGGTATTAATGATATAATTATAGTGATATGGCAGATAAGTATTTGAATTTGACGGGTGCCCGTGAGCTGGTGAACGGTATGCGCCGCAAGGAGCGGACGGTGAGTAATAAGACCTGGGTAGGCGACGCAGTGCCTTGGGAGACGATAGTGATGGACAACAGCGGTCTGAATTACTCGGCAGGTGCCAATTTTGGCGTAACTCCACGACGTAGCATTGTTGTGGGCAGCGGCGTGGCAAAATGTTGGGAAGTTATTGTCATTACGGGTGCGAATACGGCCAAGCTCGCATTCTATGAATATCTGAATGTACGGCGTACTGTGGAGACGATGCAGGCCAACAGCGTGTATGTGGCTCGTGTGTATGGCATAGGGGTGTCTACTGTTAATGGCACGACGTATGGTAAGACGGCTTACATTGAGTTTGTAAGGTTGGGTGATAGGCCGTAGGTGTGGGTTTGGTGTTGGTTAGGGTGTTATTCGGTTGCGGATTGGTGCGAGGCCGGCACAAGGCGCGGAAATGGCTCGGCATAAAGGAATAGATTTCCTGTTCCGTCTATATGATCGTACGGCATCACGGCCCATGGTGGCTGTGGTGCCGTATTTTTATGGCTGCTTCTTATTGTCTATCTTTGCCATGTACACAAATAACATTATTATGACACCGGACACGAAAGAAAAGATACAGTACTCCACGGCCGTGACCATGATCGCCTCTGCCGTGGTCCTCGCCTTTATATGTTTCTTCCTGAACCATTATAAAATTGAGGACTCAGTGCTTTGGTATATCGCCCAGGCACTTGTTTACGCTGCTTCCATCTTCGGCATCTCGCTCGCCATCAAGACCAAGATGGGAGAGGTGAAGAACGACGTGAAGCAGTATGTGGATGACGAACTAAACAAACATAAGAATGAGAAAAATTAATCTTATAGTAGTCCACTGCACCGCCACGCCCGAGGGTCGCGACGTTACCGTGGCAGACATTGACAAGATGCACCGCGCCAAGGGCTGGAAGTGTATAGGCTATCACTACGTGGTATACAGGAACGGCAGTGTGCATGAGGGCCGTCCCGTGGCCGAGGTGGGCGCTCATGTGTATGGCCATAACGCTAACAGCATAGGCGTGGCCTACGTGGGCGGCGTGGCCAAGGACGGTAAGACACCGAAGGACACGAGAACGGCGGCCCAGCGCAGAGGCCTCGCCGACCTGCTGCGAAAGCTGAAGAAGCAGTTTCCCGGCTCACGCATCTGCGGCCACCGCGATCTCTCGACCGACCTGAACCACGACGGAAAGATTGAACCCTCGGAGTGGGTGAAGGCCTGCCCGTGCTTTAATGCGGAGGAGGAGTATGAAAAACTATAAGAACACGCTTTTGTCGCTCCTTGCCGTCATCCTGGCTGCCGTCGGCGTTATCCTTGCATGGAATGACTTGCACAGAAACAAGCAGAAGGTGGAAACGCTGAGGACGCAGCTTGCACATGCCCAGATAGCACCGGTTATTCAACGCGATACAATCCGCGACACTATCCAAGTAGCCACATCGACAGTAATCCCCGTGGAGCGGAATACCTACAAGACCGAACTGGCGGACAAGCAGCTTATCAAGGAACTCCGGCTGAAGCTTGGACAGATAGAGGCGCAGCAGCTAAGCGGCACCGCCATCCATGACACCGTAAGACTGGAGGCGAAGACCTGCAGCCGCTATGAGTATGCTGACCGATGGGCACACTTCACGCTGAGCATGAAGCCGCCCGACACGACGCTCGTCTACACGGTCAGCGACTCGGTGCTGACGCTGGTCTATAGGGAATATAAGCACAAGTTTCTGTGGTGGCGATGGGGAACGAAAGGGTACAAGGTGAAAGTTGTGAACTTCAACCCCCACGCCACCATCAGATACAACCAATTCATCAAGGTGGAATGATATGGCACAGGAAACGATTTTCAATGCCTTCGACTATTTTGAAAAGATAGGCAGGCAGAACAGGCTGGCAAAGGAGCAGGGCTTCAAGGTGGGGCGCTGCTCCGGCATCGGCGGCATGCAGGACATGATGGCAGACTTCCGCAAGGCTGAAAAATATATCCTCGTGGACGATACCACCTCGCAGAACACGTTCTCAAACGGTGTCGGCTACTTCCGCAAGGATGTATTCACCATCTTCATCGTCGTCCCCTACCGTATCGACGACATGGCAGAGCGTGAGAAGCAGTTGAACCTATGCCGAAGCATCTTCCGGCAGATGCACTCGCGGCTCATCCACGACCGTGATGAGATGGCCTACGGAGACGCACTGGAATATATGCAGGTGGAGCGTATCTACAGCAATGAGTTCCCGCAATATCTGATGTCTGGTGTTACGGGACTCTACTTCATGGTAGAGAATGAGGAACCAATCGATCTGACCTATGACAGCGGACAGTGGACTGAGGGGTAACATCACCGAGCAGGACCGCGAGCAGTACGAACAGCGGTGGACCGACTTCATGGTGAAGTTCTGGCAGGAGAAGATGATGAAGTTCTCTCCGCCTGTCTATGATACGGGAGCTCTGTACCATTCGCTCCTCGGCGTGCTTCATCCCGGAAGTCCGACCACAATAGAGCATCACTTCCTGGAGTATGGTATCTATGTGGCAGCCGGAACCGGCAAGGGCTACAGGCGCGGCAACAGCGGAAAGGATGATGAGAATGGCCTGCAGTTCCTGCGCGGCAAGAAGTGGAACAAAGGCAAAGGGCACCGCAAGCGTCGCGACTGGTTCGCCAAGAAATACCTCTACAGCATCCACCGCCTGAACGACTTCGAAGCTCAATTCTACGGCGATGCCTACCAGGGTCTCATTTCCGATGCACTCGCCGCCATGTTCGGCGACACCACGGCACTGGTAAGACATAACGGCGGAAATACCAACGCAGCATTATCGTTGGGTAATCTGTAATTATTTTCCTACTAACATTGGAACTATCGCGGAATTTTCATATCTTTGCAATGAGATGTTTGGTACTCGTGGGCTATGTCCAGAAGTACTTGGCTTTAGGGGCGGCGCGCAGCGCACTTATTATACCGCCGCCCCTATTTCTTTTGCAGCAAAGTGAATTTCATACGATAGATATTGATTAAACATGTAACAAAACGGCCGGTATCTGGGAGGATGCCGGCCGTTGTTATTGGGGATATGTTAAATCTTAGTGATAGTAGTAAAATAGTTACTGATTTATTTGCATAATCGTAGTAATATTACTACCTTTGCAGTGTTGAAATTAAACAAGTGTTCTATGAAAGTAGTTAAAGTAAGCAAGATTATTCATGATCTTGAAAAGGCCGGTTGGCGTATGGACCGAATGAGGGGCTCGCATCGTGAGTATGTTCATCCCACGAAGAAAGGCACCGTAACGGTCAACGGAAAGAAAAGCGACGATGTTTGCGGATTTCTTCTTAAAAGCATCGAGCGACAATCGGGGATGAGGTTCTGAGGGACGGGGCTACGGCCCCTCCCTCCCCTTCACACTACGGAAAGACACTTGTCAAGTTCAGCAAGGGTGGCGATGAAACGCCATCCCTTTTCAAACGAAAATATATAATTAGAAATATGGAAAAAGTAATTATGAAAGCAGCCCGCACAGACAATGGCTATTGCTGCTCGTGCGACATCATCCCCGGGTGGGTGGTTGCCTACACCGGCGACATTGACGGGTTTAAGGACTACGTGCAGGAGAGTGTTGACTTCTGGCTGGAGGGACGCAGGGAAAAGGGTGAGGATTATCCCAAGGTGTTTGACGGAGATTACGAACTGGTATATGACTTCGACATCGCAACGCTACTCGACTACTACCGTGGAGTATTCTCTTTCTCGGCCTTGCAGACCATCACGGGCATCAACCAGAAGCAGCTGGCTCACTACGCTAGTGGGGTGTCTTCGCCTCGTCCCAAGCAGGCCGAGAAAATAAAGACGGGCCTTCGGAAGCTCGCCAAAGATATAGAGATGGTTACGGTTTGAATTCAACAGCCGCCGGCTTGAAGTCGGCTACTACAAAAATAGAACACTTGGAGCCTCCTGCGCGTGATGCGTGGGAGGCTTTTAACTCAAAACAGATTTTTATGCAACTGACAGGAAAGAATGCAGAGTATGCCGATCTCATCCTCTCTAAACTCATGGACAACGGAGGATGGATCAGCAAGGATGAGATACTGGGGATTCTCCATGACACCTATAACTATGCCGCGGAGCCGGAGTTCGTATTGCACGATCTCGTGGACAACTGGAAATTCATCATCGTGGACGGTGAGATTCTGCGATTGACGAAAGAGGGCGACAAGGTGGCTGATAAAGGAGTAGAGTACTATGCGGCTAAAGAAAGATTTTGGGACAGAACGGTAAAGATGAAGGCGGTAGTCTCTATCATCAGTGCCTTGATAGCTACAATTGGGGTGCTTATAAGTTGGATTGTCTTTCTTATAAGCTGAGGAAGATGAGCCTGATAGCCATCAATGCGGTGGCTATACTTTCAATGAGAACGATGTTCTCCAAAGTGGCTAAGCGGTGTTTCAATTTTTCTATTTCCATACCGCAAAGATAGTGTTTTCGGACGGCATCCGCAAGAAAAAAGCGGGGAAATGTTAAATCTTTCGTTTACTATTAAAATAGATAGTATTTTATTTTGTTACTATCCAAAAAAGTAGTATCTTTGCAGTGTTCAAAAGAAATACAGTAACAATGAGGAAAAAACAGAAATTCAAGATGGAGCTCTCTTTTGAGGAGAAAGAGCTGATTGAGTCAATCAGAAACTATTGCAACAGTTACCCTAACGGCTATCCACAATTACTGGAGTATGCGCAAGATCTCTTCGACAGAATAACGGATATGCCAAAAGACGATTAACAAACAACGGCTCTCCTTACGGGGAGAGCCTTAAAAAGAAATAATTATGGAAGCAGCAGTGAAACAAACAAACAAGATTACCGACATGAAGGCTCGGATGAGTGACATATACCTCGCCGTTTCATGGAGGGAGATAGCACGTACTTATTTTGACAAGTCTGTGCCATGGTTCCAGCATAAGATGTATGGCATCGACGGCAATGGCGGCAAGGGAGGCTTTACTGAGGATGAAGCCGGACAGCTAAAAGGCGCACTCCTCGACCTCAGTGACCGCATCCGTCGTGCCGCTGAAAGCATTCCAGCCCCGGCCACTGTATAGCCGTTTTGAACAAAAGCCGCCGCCGGGCTGGCGGCGCAACAATTATTGAATGCTTGATGAAGAAGTAGGCAATTACATGTAAAAGAACTTTTGGAGCCTCCTGCGCGTGATGCGTGGGAGGCTTTTAACTCAAAACAGATTTTTATGCAACTGACAGGAAAGAATGCAGAGTATGCCGATCTCATCCTCTCTAAACTCATGGACAACGGAGGATGGA